CAATAATTAACTGATCTTGTCTTCTAGCGATAGCTTTACTTACCACTTGGACAAGCTCTTGTCTTTCGTCAAAATTTACTTTTGCTTGATGGAATATATCGCTATATTCGGCAGCGTTGAAATCTGACATTGTTGCTGTAACTTGTGAATAAGTTACATTCAATGGTGTTACGTCTGTTTGTGGTATACGTACTGTAGCAGCTCCTTTACCTATCTTTGGAAACTTCACAGTATTTGATCCTGATCCAGATCTCAAACGTACAGTATCACGCAGTTTCGACTCGCCTTGATATGCTTGTTTTACTTCTTGATCAAACAGGGTAACGAAAGCATTTGTTATACCTTGTGCCATAATTTAGTTACTCCTATATTATTAATTACTTATATTGTGTGTAGTTGTCTTAGATAAGGCTACAGCTAAACTTTATTAACTGAGGTCCTAAGAAGGATTGTCTCTTAGGGTAAGAATAAACTATGAGTATTTGTAATGCAACACTAAGGTTGCACTACATTTATCCTGGTTTGTACTCGCCTGGGTATCTTTTTTCAAAGAGTTTTTCAGTCTCTGCTCTGAAACTCGGATCAGTTTTATACCTGGGATCACCGACTCTAGCTCTAAGCTCATCGTCTGATATGCCTAGATCAGCATTTGCATCGACAACAGGTATGTTTTTCTCGCCATAGTAATTAAATACTTTGTTGAAAACTCTTACGCCTAGGGCTGTATTTCCCATAAACTTAAACTCTTCATACTCTTCGTCTGATAATACGCCCTTGGTATGCAGGTTCGCACCCATTCTGCCAGTGTTTTTGAGCAGCTCGTCTGCTTTTGGTCCTAGTATATTCATCTGCTCTTCATTGCTAGACTGCACACGTTCAAGCTCAACATCAGTGGTTTCCAATACGTTTTTAATTAGATCGTGTACCATAGCCACTGGGGCATCATAGGTTTTTGCAACTTCTAGTAGAGATCCCAAGACTGGATCATCTTTTTCTACCTTGCCCTCTATGATGTCATCTATTTTGTAATCGCCATCTTTCGGTGCTTTGTGTTCCCCCATAGAGAATTTTCTCTCTAAATTGGTAAGACTTTTACATACATTCTGTACGTTAGGTCCTTCCTCGTCTGACCAAAACTTGGGTGGGAACCATTCAGGTCTTTCAAACTCAACAGTTTCTGGATCTACGTCATCCTCTTCTCGATGAGACATAGGCTCTTGTTCTGCGGTTTGATCCTGATCGTCAAGTTTGACTGAGTCTAATAAAAGACCTTCGCCTTGTTCTTCTGTTTCACGTGAAACGTCCTCTTGTTGGTTGTCGTTCTCTGTTGCTGCCTCTGCCATAGTTACCTCCTATTGCTTGGTTGTAGCTCTATTTATTCTTTTCAAGATTTCTCTCACTAAGCTGTTTTGTCCCTCCCTTACATATCCATAACTTGGATCTGATCCAGGAAACCATGATGGACTCTCAAGTGTTTTGACACACAGATAATCCAAAACTTTTTTACCCTCTGGCGTTGTAAATACTTTAGCACACAAGATGTCCAGTTCCATATCTTGTTTTGAAACCTTCGCATTTTCTTCGTAAAAACTAAGACCATCCCAACCATTTTCTGAGTAATCAAGATCCTTGCTCATTCATCATTTCCTCAGTTGGTTGCTCCTGGGGCTGCTGCATTTGTTGAGCCTGCATTTGTGCTGCCTGCATCATCTGTTGTGCCATAGCCTCTCTTTCTTGTGGGGTTGTTCTTAGCTCTGTTGGTACGCCTAGTTTGTCAGCAATGTAGTCAGCTGCTCTGTCTATATTGACTGCCATTTGACCTGAAGGACCAAGTTGGCTAGCTAGCTGTATAAATGTCATAGCAGTTTGCACCTCTTCGTTTGAGGCTGCTACAGCCAGAGGACTTGTTGGTTGCACGCTAACCTCTAGTCCATTGATTTTCAATGGCAATGAAATCAAGCCTTTGTCATCCATAACAGATAATGTCCTAGATACTATAGGCAATACAGCCTCTGATATAAGCCTACCGAAAGCTGATCCTAGGTTCTGCGACAGCTCTTTCATCCTTTCAACTATCTCTGTCGCTGATCTCGCTGACATATTGTCAGGCGGCAAACTCTCGTCTAATAGTATTTTTTTGACGTTTAGCCTTAGATCGTTTATGACTAGCTGACTCAAATTCACGTCCCCAGATCTAGCTAATGGGGTTAGAGAAGGACCTTGGGGACCAGCGTTCCTTGCAACAGGGATGATAGCCCCTGGTGCGATCCTAACAGTATTAGGATTTAGAACGCCATCATCGCTGGCGGTGTAAACTCCAGCAATGTTAATACTTGCATTTTTTAATAATAATTCTACTGTCTTGTTAAGAGTTTTAATATCTGGCATAGCTGTCAATAGTGGACCTCGTCCATAGATTTCGCCAGCTACTTTCATGTATCTGCTTACTACCCAGGGCATGGTTTTATAAGTTCTTTCTACTATTTTCTCAGCAGTTTTTTTGTAGATAACGCAATAGTTATACTTATCTGAATCAGGATCGTACATGGTTGCCTCAACAAATTCAGTAAAATCTTCTGGTTTTCTTTCTATTTTTTGCTGCAAATCCTGTGGAATCGTTGCGTCCTCAAACTGTCTAGTAATTACCGAGTTCTTGATCCTCAGTTTTCTATATACGTTTTCTATTTCGCCATAAGGTCCCTCGTCAAAAGATATTAAATACTGAGGGACAGCTATAAAATTGACTGGTTGCTCGTCTGATCTGCCAGGCAATATCAACATACAGGCTGTTCCTACGCATAGATCTAACAAAAATTCACCAATAGCAACGTCAAAGTTGGTTTGCCTCAAAACAGAGAACATAGTTTCATTCATCTTGTCCAATGCCAGTTGCACGTCTACCTGTCTATCTTCTGGTATTTCCTCACCTGGATTGAGTTTTACCCAGTTTTTGTAAGGGGGAAACAGTGCAGACTGTATTCTGTTAGCAAAACGCATGGTCGAATGTATTGCTGTAGAATCAAAGACCTTAGACATCTTTCTTTGTCCAGGAACATTGCCCTCGTAGTACCCATCGTATAAGTTTCTTTGAGGCAGGGCATACTCGTAACATTCCTCATAAATGTCTCGCCAAAGACTTTTTCTTGATTCAGCCTTTTTGTAGAGGTGTAATATTTGTCTTGCGTCCACTAAGAACCTTTCTTGCCTCTTTTCTTAGGTTTCTTAGCTGGGTTTCTATGGTATCCCATTATGCTCTAGGGTTCCTGCCATACCCAAGTGTGTTTGTAGTTTCAAACTCTACTCCACTGGCTCCTCTTTCGCCCAACAACATTCTTTGACCGCCTGTAGTTCTAGCCCTGTTTCTACGTGATAGTTGTAGTTTGGTTCTCGCCTCTCTCGCCTCAGCCTCTCTTTCTGCTCGGCTGACCACATCCTCGGTTTTTTTTGGGGGAGGTGGAGCTTTAGGACTACTAAATATTCCGCCCATCTTTGATATCTCCTAGCACTCTGCTAAACATTATATAATCGTTTTGAGTGGGACCAAATTTTCTCATAGTCCCCTCTTCTACAAACTCCATTGTCCTGATCCATTTGTCAGCAATTTCGTTTGTTACGTCAATGGTAACTTGTATTCTATGTAATTGAAACAAGGAAAACGCATTATCAAAAAAGAGTTTAGTAGACTTATGGAAAGGTAATGCGAATGAAATTGATGATCTTAACTCTAAACTAGGTATCAACCAAGCCTCAGCTGTGCCTGGAAACATTTTGACCAACCCAAAACACACAATAGGTTTGTTGTCTATAAAAGCTGTAAATGATGAGTTCTTTATAGAGTTACTGTAGAGATACTCTTCGTAGTTAGGAATCTGATTGAAATAGTCTTTTTCGTGTTTTGGCAGACTGATAGTCCATAGATCTTTTCTTTGATAAAAATCTATTTTTTTGTTAGTGCCAGATAGCTGCATCTCTTCGTTGAGTACTTTGAGCATATCCATTAGAAGATCTCAAAGTCGGTTTTTGCCACAGCGTCTTTTATGAAATATGGGTTCACCCCACCCCTGATCAGCCTGGTATGCTCCCCTCCGCCTAACAAACAATAACCTAAAGCATCCCCAACGTGAGAATGTTGGTTTTTGTTTGGAGCATCTCTGTACCTTTCTTGCCCTGATATTTGTACCCTTTTGAAGTGGTACCCACCTGCCAGACTTTTTCTAACTTTGGTACATTTTGTATCTACTAAGAATCCTGGTTTGTGGTTGATCAGCCTTGTCATAGGTCCTGCTACAGCCTCACGCCTGGATTTGAAATCATTAGTCGCACAAGGTCTAGCAACTATACCCAGAGTTTTGAGGTGATCGAAGGCGGTTGTTTCATAGATCTGGTCTCTGGCTACCCCAGCTGGATCGCCCCATACCTGAAAGTCAAACTTAGGAAACCGCATCTCCATCTCGCCTTTCAGTAAATGACCGAATCTTTCTAGCCCCATCTCGAATGTAACCAGCTCATGCAAAACGTGCCAGGTGCCACTTGCCTGCCTTTGTGCAAACACAGCAGCTGGGGTAAGTCCGAAGTCAAGCCCTATAGTGATTGGTAAACCTTTTTCAGGCTCCAAGCCCTCTGCTGACATAGTTGTATCTTCGTATTCATGCCATACTGGTTTGCCTTCTTGGACGAAAGTATATTGACCTTGAGCATAGCACTTGATCCAGTCTCTGGTCTTGCCAGCTAAGATCTGAGAGTAATATCCAGAAGGCAGATTATTTATATTCTCAGCTTTTTTGTTTTCTTGCCACCAATGCCCTGCTGAGAAAGTAAATCCATTAGCCTCTGGCATATCAGGCAGGTCGTCTTTTTCTGCCTGGATTACGCCTCCAGGTTGCTCAAAAAACTTCCAGGCAAACTTGCCTTTCGGCAAAGTTTCCTTCTTCGAGGTTACATACCACCAGTGATCATCTTCCATAGGGTTTGTGTCCATCCATACGCCACGCCAGGTTGGACCGCCATCAGCCTTGCTCGGATATCTACCAACCCTATGAGTCAATCCATCAATGACTTGTTTTGGTAGCTCTCTCGCCTCGTTTACCCAGGCACCAGTAAGTTCTAATGACAATAGTTTTCTAACATCTTTTGGTTGATCTAAGGCTAAAAATATAACTTCGCAGTCGATCCCTGCGGCATCTCCTCTTGATGGAAGTTTTATGTGGTGTGATATGGGAGGAGACCACCGCATAGATCCCCAGGTGTTTTCTGGAAATATCTCTTGCCAAGTCTTGATCGTTGTCGTCCTTAGTTCTGGGTATGAGTTTCTAACAATAACAAAACGTGAATATTTGATTCCATCTTTGGGTGATGGTTTTTGTTTGACTGCTCGCATGAATATCTCAGCAGCACAGGCGTATGACTTGCCTGATCCTACAGGACCTACAACGCCTCTTACAAACGAATTGTCCTGGAGAAACTTGTAGATCGTAGGTGATTTTTTGAAATTAAATTTAAGATCATGACTCATCTTCTTTGACCTCAATGACATCTGGACCTTGAATCTGTATACCGATCACAGAAGGTTTATCGCTTTCTTGCTCTGGCTGATCCAACAGTCCAGCAGCTTTGGCTACAGTTTGTAAAGACCTGATCTTATCGTGCATCTCAATCTCAAGATTCTCTCCATCTTTACCAGACACTTTGATTTTTTTTATGGATCTGAGTGCTGCATCTGGAATGTTCTCAGGATCTTTGAGAAACACTTTGCCGCCCTGCCAGTCCAAGACATCTGTGATATTGCTGGTTGAAATATTGACCAGCTCTTGAGCTACAGCATCTTTGTTGTGATCTATGATCTCGGATCGTTTGATCCTTTTTTGGATCATCTTCACCCCACCATATCTGACCACAGGGTTTGATTTATCTGTCTTCTGTCTTCCCATCTATCTCCTCGAAAATCCTTTCAAAATGATCTGCTCTCATCTCATCAATCTTTTTCTTACCAGATAAGATAGCACGTAGTTTGTTGGGAGGTATACCTGTCAGCCTGAAAAGCTCTTCAACGCTTACGTGGTGTTTGAGGCAGAGTTTCTGCAATGTTGTAAAGTGCATTAGAAGTTTGGTTTTTTGTAAGGCTCTTTGACCTTGATGCTCAAATA